AAGTGCCGTTACAGGTGAAGTGGTTCCATTTAATCAAATGCAATTAGACCATAGAATTGCATATTCCAACGCAATTAAAAATGTTGCAGAAAAAAAGAAAAAAGGAATTAAAACAACTTTATTGGAAGAGCAAGATAGATTAGATAGTCCTGAAAACTGGGATTTGATGGAATCTTCTATAAATCAAATGAAAAATTCATTAGAACCCAGTGCATTGGTAAATAGAATTAATCAAAAATTATCTCAATCTCCTGAAGAAAAGGAACTTAAAAAATTAGAACAAGAAGTTAAAAATCTTAGAGAGGCAAAGTTATTACAAAATTTAGTAAGTTCATTTAGTAAAGGTGATTATGGTGGAATGAATCAACAAAATATAGAAAACATGTCAGCTGACGAAATAGATGTAGTTATGAAGGCCTGGAACTATTGGCATCCAAATACAAGAGATGCTATCATTTTTAGAAGAATAGACCCAAACTATGATAAAAAATTAAAAGCAAAAGGAATACAAATTCCCCCACCAGACCATTCAAATACAATAGTTAGAGGCCAGGCACAAAAGGGTAGTCATAGAAGTAGAGGTGAAAAACGTCCTGTAGCAGACAGAAAACGAGTAACCATTGAAGCAATGAAAAAAGAAAAGGTTTTGCAATCTAAAAAGGTAACAAATATTACTGATATGGTTTTATTAAAAGCAATTAAAGATGTGGATAAAAGTTTAAAGACTCAAACCTCTAGAATTGGTACACTAAAACAAGCAGTAAAACAACAAAAAAGTAAGAAAAAATAATGAACACACAATTACTTTGCCTTTTTACGACAAAGGAAGAATTGGATAAGTCGGTTGATTTTATATTAACAAACTATACCCTAACTAATCCAAATGTTTTCATTTTAGAAAGTAAGGTGAGACCTGAAGAAGCTTTCATTACTTTTAATGTTGAGAAGGGTTCTAATGCAATCCCTTCTGACTGGAAAACTATTTTAGTACATAGAAAGAAACAATCAAATTCAATATACACTATTAATGCTTTAAATGAAGTAGTTAAGTCAAAAACAGGTGGTATGTTGGATAATTCTTATATGATTGATTGGGAAGAATTTAGAAATTGTATCTTAACCACATCCAATACAGGTTATAAAATGATACCTACAAAAGTATTTAAAAGTTTTAATACTCAAAATTTGGAGAATTAAAATATTTTTCTTATATTTGATTTATGTCAATAAGAAAGAGATTTAAACCAATTCAAATTAACGCAAACGACCCTTCGGATATTTTTGAAACAAATAGACGAGAACTTGCAAAAGCAATCGTAGAAGGTATTTCATTCGGAATAAGAAATAAAAAGAAAAGAGTTGATTTCGCAAAAGTCTTAATCAAAGAGGTTATAGTTATTACATTATCTATTGATAGTAGAGAATTTACAGACCTTTTAGACGAACAATTACAAATCCTTATTGACTTTGAGGAATATGAAACTTGTGCTCTTGCAGTAAAATTGAAAAACAAATTAGAAACAATAAAAGAATAAACCATGGAAAGTTTAGATATTTACGAAAAATGTATAATGTGTAGTAAAGAAACTACAATACTTAAAACTACTCATGTAGATTTTAGATATGGATATGTAGATGGAGCAGGACAATTATGTAGAGATTGTTATTTAAAAGAAGATAGAAATCTTATTACTATAAATAGCAGAACAATTTTAGATACACCCAACGATGCTGAATTGGGTAAAAAAGTTAGAGAAATATATTGGGAAAGTAAAAAATAAGTTATGGCACCGAAACAAAAAGAAGGAGAATACTACATTGGAGATACAAGTTATCTAACAATGAAATCTAGTACAATTATTGAAATGAGAGACCAATTGAAATTAATGATTGGTGATGGTAGGAGTATAAATTTAGATGTTGTAATTAAAGCAGACTTTGATAATATACCACCTGAATATCATCAATTATTTTGTCAAATGATGATGGTAAGATATGGTGGAATAGTGAATGTGTGGGATAACACCCAACCCTTTGCTAAACCAGATGTTAAACAAAAGAAGTGGTATCAAATTTGGAAAAGATAAAAAAATAACTTATGTTTGGATTCGGAGATTATTCAACACAAATGCCAAAACCACCTACCATTTCAAATAAACGAATGGGAGAGTGGCAAACAAAAAACAAAACAAAAGAAATAGTAATGCCAGCAAAACCAAAAATTACAAAAGAAGAATATTCATTTTCAGAAACACCCGAATACGCAATACCAATTCGCAAGGAAACGGAGATGGTTAACGGCCCTCAACACTATGGGGGAAAGGATAATGTATACGAAGTAATTAAAGTATGTGAAGCATGGGGATTGGACAAAGATGCCTACTTATTCAATGTAGTTAAGTATGTTGCCAGAGCGGGTAAAAAAGACCCCCAAAAAGAACTGGAAGACCTCAAAAAAGCGGTATTTTACCTACAAAGAAAGGTAGAAAATCTCCAAAAATAAATTTGGTATTGTGGAAAAATAGTCGTATATTTATAGTAATAAAAGATGAAAAAGTTATATTTAGATATAGGAATATCGCGATATAAACCTCAACTTTAAAAACAAATTTTTAAACCCTAAAAACAACAAAACAATGGACATTTCATTGGCACTAAAGAGATTTAGCTCTTTACAAAACAACACTAAAAAGTCGGATTCAATTTTCAAACCGGCAAACGGAAAATCTCAAGTGAGAATCGTTCCTTACAAGTTCAACAAAGACATTCCTTTCATTGAACTTTACTTTCACTACAACATTAACAACAAGACTTATTTGAGTCCAATGTCATTTGGTAGACCTGACCCTATCGTTGAGTTTGCAGAAAAACTTAAAAGAACAGGTGATACCGATGATTGGAAAGCAGGTAAGAAAATGGAACCAAAGTTAAGAACTTTTGTACCAGTTATCGTAAGAGGTAAAGAATCAGAAGGAGTAAAATTCTGGGGATTCGGTAAGACAGTTTATCAAGATATCTTAGGATATATTGCTGACCCTGATTACGGAGATATTACAGACCCAAACACAGGTAGAGATATCGTATTGGAAGTAATGTCAGCAGAAGAGTCTAACGCATCTTATCCAACAACAACAATCAGAGTTAAACCTGCGGTTTCTAAATTAGCAGACTCTCCGGAAACTATCCAACAATTGTTAGATGGTCAAAAAGAAATTACTGAATTATATCAGGAGTTATCTTACGCGGAATTAAAGTCAGTTTTAGAAAATTGGTTAAATCCATCAGCAGCAGTTAATGATGAGATTGTTGAAGAATTAGAAGCACCAAAACCAAAAGCACAACCAGCAGTACAACAAAAAAGTGTATCGGTTGACTTAGGTGGAACATCTGATATTAGTGGTGACTTACCTTGGGAAAAGGAAGAAGCTCCTAAACAAAAGGATGATGTAGCATCAGCATTTGATGATTTATTTAACAATTAATAAAAGGTTACAATGGCCAAAAGAGAAGAGGATTTAGCAAGTATTCTTGCTGATTCATTAAACAAACAAAATAAGGATGGTAAGATTGCCTACTTTCTAAATGATGAAGGTGGTGATGCTCCTACCAATGTTAAAGATTGGATTTCAACTGGTAATGCTATGTTGGATGTCGCAATCTCTAATAGACCTTATGGTGGCTTCCCTGTTGGACGCATATGTGAGATTACGGGTTTAGAGCAGAGTGGAAAATCTCTGCTCTCTGCCCATATTCTTGCAGAAACACAACGCAAGGGTGGAGTAGCCGTATTGATTGATACTGAAACTGCCGTAAGTAGAGAATACTTAGAAGCAATCGGAGTAGATATTTCAAAATTATTATATGTTTCAGTTGATACTGTTGAAGGTATTTTTGAAGCATGTGAAACGATTATTGAAAAGGTTAGAACAGGAGACAAAGATAGATTAGTTACAATCGTAGTTGACTCAGTAGCAGCAGCATCTTCAAAGAAAGAGATGGAAGCTGATTATGATAAAGATGGTTACGCAACCGACAAAGCTATTATCATTTCAAAAGCAATGAGAAAGATTACCAATATGATTGGTCGTCAGTCAATCGCTTTAGTATTCACAAATCAATTAAGACAAAAGATGAACGCAATGTTCGGTGACCCGTGGACAACATCGGGTGGTAAGGCATTAGCATTCCACGCTTCAGTTAGATTGAGATTGAAAAATATGGGACAATTGAAACAAGGTGATAGAATTGTAGGTATTAAAGTAAGATGTCAGGTTATTAAAAACAGAATGGGCCCACCATTACGACATGCCGATTTTGATATCTTCTTTGACAGAGGTATTGATAATTATGGTGGATGGTTAGCAGTTATGAAAGATGCCAAAATCCTTAAGCAAGCAGGAGCTTGGTATGAATATATTGACATTGATAGTGGTGAAGTAATGAAGTTTCAATCTAAAGACTTTGCAAAAATGTTACAAGATGAAAAACTTAAAGAACAAATTTATTTAAGAATTTGTGAGACAGCAATATTGCAATATAAGAACAATTCCAATTCGGATGAAGTTGAAGTAACAACGGACGAAGCAAATGAGTCAGATTAATAAAAAGTATTTAGATATACTAAAAGAAATAGATGAAGAACATAAAGGATTTGGAGATTTGCAACGCAACTCAAAAACCTTAGTAATTGATGGTCTTAATACCTTCATTCGTTCTTGGTCAACCGCTCCGAATCTTAATGATAACGGAGACCATATTGGAGGCATAGTCGGTACTTTGAAAAGTATCGGCTTTGCAATCCGTACAATTAACCCCACAAGAGTTGTCGTTGTTTTTGACGGCAAAGGTGGTTCACAAAGTAGAAAAGACATATACTCAGGTT